GTCGCAAAACTTGTCTTCGTCGTAGCCGATATAAAAGTTTTTACGGCTGAATAATTCCAAAGTACCTCCTCCATTAGGTATAATTACTGGTAAATTTTTTATTACCAGCCATAGTGTAACGTTGTCTAACTTTGCAAAGGTTAAGAGCAGTTAAAGGGATACGACTTCGGTATCTTCGGCTACCTGTTCAGCCATAATACGTAACAATTCGTTACGATTTGGATGATTATTAATTAATGTAACAAGTTGGTTAAATCTGCGATTAAAAGTCTGTTCGTTCATGGATTGTTATTAAAGTCTATTGGTAGGGGCATGAGATGGTAGACGCCATCATCGGTTGCTAAAGTTACGTAATTATTTCCTTTCATTACTTTCTTAAGTTTCTCTCTGGTGTGGTACTCAGATTTATATGTGTGTTCCTCTATTTTTCCTGTGTCTATGTTTTCAACTCTGACAATGCCAAAGTGTGAACTTGGTAATTGATAACCATGTATCTTCCAGTCCTTAAATTCTTCAAAAGGCATTTCAGGGAAGTAATGAGGAGGGCATGCTTTAATAGCGTCCCAATTATTGGGATAGTATTTACGTTTCATCTTGTTTTTTAATATCAATAAGTTTGTAGCCGTAATCGTCACAGTATTTCTTACCAATCCAAGCTGCGTCCTCGTCTGAAGCACAGTTCATAATGGTGTATTGTCTGAAGAATAATGATCCTTCAGGTTTGTAAGTAACTGAGTAAGTCATTGCGTCTTTGCATGATTGTGAAGAGTGCAAAGGGTTTAATGACAGTTTGCTTGTCAGGGTGTGTTTTTTGAAGGTACAAACGTACCCGAGCTTTTTTTCAGGCACCTTGTAGGCGATTTAAACGGGGTGTTTAATTAAACGGTTGCGTCCTTGCGTCCTTGATTGTGAATGATTGTGATGAGTGTAAAATTTTAGACAAAGTAAGAGAACCCAGTCATAGCCTGAGTTCTCGGGATTATTTAATTATATTAATTATTACGAATTAACTACAACTCGCGCATATTCATAGCGGGCAGAATTATATCCTGCCTCCTTGCTGATTACCCTAAACCCCTGATCTAGCAAGCGTTTATGGGTAATGTCTGCGTCACGTGTTGACTCTGGTGTTGAGTCATCATAAACCATATAAATATGGTTATTCATTTAGGCGACCTCCTGATTTTGTACGATGGTGGACAGAGTAGCATTAAGTTTCTTTGCTCTATTGCCATGAGCTAAGAAGGCAACAACGCATGTACGCTTAGCCTGAGCACATAGACCGCAGTCAACACAGTTGGTGTCACGTGTTTGAGCTGGGCAAACTACAACTTTGTTTCCGTCGGGTGTATGTGTGGGCACGTCCTTGCTGTTATCAACAACACATACCGAAGGTATGCCTTGCCTGATCGCGTCGTCTGCCTGTGTCATGCTCTCGCATGAGGCGTTGACGGTGAAACCGTTGCGGTTAGCGTACTTAATAGCTTCGCTATTATGTGTGTTCAAGACGTGGTGAGTATAGGTATATCCCTTAGCACCACTAGCTTTATTAGCATCTACTAAATCTTTTAGTAGTGGTAGAGTTATTAACTCTTGACCGTCAAACTTACCATAAGGTAAGTCACCCGCTTGGTTATGACGCCAGAGCTGGCGAGGCTTGAGAGTTCTTATGTATTCACATAAGTCAGACCAAGAACCACCTCTCTGGTGAGAGCTGACTTTTTTCCAGTGCTGAGCTAAATGAAACCCAGACTTTGCGTAGCAATTTCCGTTGATGTGTGGACATGTGGTAGGGCATGAGCTTGACTCCGTAGTGGTCACCGGCATTCTGCCGGTCTTAGCATTGGCTGATCGTTTGGTGATGTGTACTTGCATGGCAGAATGTACGATGGTGGACAGAATAGATAGCTAACGAAGTTAGTATCTAACAGCGTCCTTGAGGAGTTGAACCTCAAGTGAAAACCCAGACGCTAGATGCTACTACCTAGAAAGGTAGTGCATCTGTTTTGTACCCGACGCCGGTTTGCTGGTAGCAAAGCTTACCAGTTGCGACGGTGTTACCTCTTAGATAACCCAAAGCTAGAACTGCGTTCTTGCTTAGTTCTTGGATCCAAAACCCGAAGCTCATGTTAGGGTTGAGCATAAGATTTACAATCTTAGCTCTGCTAACGTTTGAGTACTTGTACTGGTAGCCATTGGTGAACCTGACGTTAACAACCCTTGTAAAAGGGTTAACGTTGATAGCTTCAACAGCTTCGCTAGTACGAGGTGATGGAATTGTTGTGAACATAATCGAAAATTTGTAAAGTGAACAGTTTGAGAGGAGTTGTAGTTAAGTTATATTTATCTCTCTCACCCTTTCAGGAGAGAGAAATATAACATAACGTAAACAACTCTCTCTCTTCTCAGTATAGTCCACTCTGTCCAGTTTCGTACAGTCTTCTTAACATTTTGTAACAATAGATTACAAGTAATCTTATTGTTGTTTGACAAGGCGACAGATCGCTTGAAACTCGAGACTCAGGCGCGACTCACTATAACCGCGTGCGCCTATGTCGCGAATGTTTAGCAACGCGCGATATGTTTCAATCCTCGCCCTCAGTTCGTCGAGGGAGCGAGCGAAGCGAGCGGCATCCCTGTCCCTCACTGCATTCTCTGCGGACTATCAATCCGCCGACCTCGCGTATGCCGCGAATAGTTGAGTCGCGGGAACAATTAACGCGCCCGCGCCCCTGCGTTTTTGAGACCCCCCATGGGGGCGACGTCCTTCCCGGCACGTTTATATAACACCTCAGAAATTTATGCCAAAATTTAAGGGTTGATCTGTCCACTGTCGATCACAAACTGAAACAGCCCTTTATCTGTCAAAACATGCTTGTACATATCATCAAATACCTTTGGTGGGATGGTACAAATATGTGCTCCTGCTGCGAATGCTCTAGCTACTGTGTTTGCATCTCTGATGCTTGCAGCTAATATCTTGCAATCTGTCCTGTTATGACAAAATACTTTAGCGATCTGTTCTATTAAACCGATACCGTTATGTCCGTTGTCGTCTAAACGTCCAACAAAGGGTGAAACGTAAGTTGCCCCGGCTAACGCTGCTAGGATTGCCTGCGATACGCTAAACACCAACGTTACGTTAGTACGTATTCCCATAAAACTAAGTGTCTTACAAGCCTTTATACCCTCTGGTGTGCAAGGTAGTTTAATAGTTGCTTCATGTGGGAAAAGCTTGCCATATTTAATACCATTTTCAATTAACTGGTCTGCAAACTGTCCATTTACTTCTATTGAGAGGTCTTTTACCCCTATATCTCTAATTAGATCTGCGTATATGTCGTCAGGATCTTTACCACTCTTCTTTATTAGCGTTGGGTTGGTGGTCACCCCAGATATAACACCAGAATCTAGTCTGCTATCAATATCTTTAATAATCGCTGTATCAAGAAATAGTTTCATTCAATGTGTCCTATGCTGATTGAGCCGTCTTCATGCTCTTTCACAACTGCTTCGTAGACTTCAGGTGGGTGTTCTACCATAAAGTCTTCTATAGCCTTATCTACCGCTTGTTCTGCTTTAAGATCTATCCATCTCTGCTCAAGACCAATCAACATACCAAGTATTAGGAAGTTAATGGGTGGGAAAGGAGTCTTTAAACTCTTATATAACTCTTTAAAGTGACTAATCTTTAATTTATTATCCATACTAGTTAACGTAGGTTAGTGGTAGTAGTTAGAAGTGATATCAAAAAGGGATATCCAGCTAACATTGTTAGTGTTGTGAGGGAGAGTCCACCCTTCTCTCCCCTAATAACCCGTGATCGGTCCTAAACCCAGTTATTGTAAGAGTTCTTACCAGCCTTCCCCCTCGCCTCTTTACGTTGATCTAAATCTAGTCCTAGTACTAGGTGATTTGTTGCTGACTGGGGGTCATCTATGAATTGTTCGAGTACATCTAACCACTCTTCTTGTTTCTTTAACTTGATCTGTTCCCTAGCTGAAATACTTAGTGCATCTATAAAGTATTTAACGCCTTGTGCTAAGCAATCGAGTCTATCGTCGTGTTTAACAGCAAATTTCTGCCTACACATACGACTCATTTGATAGAACAGCATGTATAAAAGCCTTTCTTCTGGAGGAGCTTCTCTGTTGGAGTTATAATCCCATTCGACGAGAGACTTGTTAACAATAAGACGGTGCTGGTTAAGAACAGGCTCGAGAGTATCAATAATCCTGTCTTCTTTTCTAACATTTGCTCTTACTTCTTCTACAAGTATTCTTTGTTTTGTTTGTTGTAAGTGTTTTTTAAATAGTTCAGCGACTATACCGTCACCGAAGTTAGATTCAATAACTAGTGTGTTTACGTTGTACTTTTTGCAACCTCTTAAAATATCGAGCAGGGTCGAATCTGAATACCCGTCTCTGTAGGCACGCATCTCATGTACGTATAGAAAGCCGTTCTTCTGGGAGATATAGCAGGCTGCTGTTTCGTCTGCTCCTCTACCGGAGGGGTCAACTGAGCAGATGGTTTCTTGGTAATCAGTCCACTCACCTTGTACTTGCATCGGCGAATAGAAGTAATCACCGGGTAAGCCCACTGTGGGTAAGTCCTTAAGTACGTTTCTTGGATCTGAGCACCATACGATGTTGTCGGGTGCCTTAGTAGGATTAACGCTAGTAATAATAAGGTCAGCCATCTTGAGAGGGAATTTCTCAGCGTCTGACAGACTTGTATCCAGCATAAATTGCAACATGAAGTTGCTGCGTCCCATAGACGCTTCTCTTTCAATGAGGTCATCATCTGTAAATCTATCGTCTGTAGGTGTCCACGGAATAGCTCCGTTATCAATGTCAGCCTGTAGCTGTGGAGCTATAAGTCCTTCGTAAGGTGTGTTGTTTCTTGGGTATCTGGCGGTCCAAATAAACGGTTTGTAATTCCTGCTTGCCAGCTTACGATAAATAGTAAAAGTAGTCTGAGGAGTCCCGAGATACATAATACGGCTATCGTCTTTCGGCGTAAGGATTGATTCTGCTTCGGTGCAGAGTTGAAGAAGTTTTTCACGCATCAACTCCGTCATGCTGTTCCCGGGAACCTCTATGTCGTCCAGAATCATCAGATCTGCTCTGCTTCCCGTTAACTGACCAGTAATACCAACACTCTTCACGGATGGTGCCTGATGAGGTGAGCAATTTACGTCGAAGGAAATCCTTGACCATCTTGCTTCGTCGCTCTTTGGTTGTAAGTGATTTAGCCATGGTGTTTCGATAATTAGTTTCTGTAGGAAGATACTCATGTTGTCTGCCCTTTCCTTAGAGGCAGAAATTATCATTATTTTCTTTTCAGCGTCATTAAAGAGTGTCCAAAGCACAAAAGCGCCAGTAATCCAAGATTTACCAACACCTCGAAAAGCTTGAATCTGGAGTCTCTTGGGTCCGGACTGTAAGTAGTCTGCGATGGCATATTGTGCCCTAGTTGGTGAAGGGAGATCAAGCTGGTCCCATAATGCTTGCAGAAACAGCTTGAAATCGCCCTGTAAGGACGTTAAAACGTCTTTCATGTACGAATGTGGATAAATTTAGTAAACG